ACGGAGCTGCTTGCCCAGGACCATCGCCGCACCGTTGAGGACGTTATCCTGGTTTTGCAGTACTACTTGCTCGTTAATGCTGATCCAATCACCATAGAATTGCATTTGTGCATCAACATAAACCGCTACAAGTGTATTAGGTGGTGGTGTAATACCAGAGTTACCAAGTGGTGCAGTCGCTGATTCTAATGCGTTCCATCGTTTGAATCTGATTGTATCACCTGAATTTTTCTTCATGGTCCTACGTTGTGCACATATCGTATAGATACAGCGTCTTGTAGGTGTCGCCAATAGGTTCTTGTCCATCTCTGCTTGAATACCTGGCGGTAGAGAACTTGTTGTCATATTAGGCATATTTATACCCTATAATTGACTGTTTAACTGTTACTAGCGGATGACGGGGCCGCACATATCTGTCATAGACTGGCGAGGTCCATTTCAGCCATGCAGGTGACGAGGCTGCTATCAGTCAACGCAAACTATAGAGAACAGAAAGAGATAATTACAAGAAAAAAAAAGAGCCATGGATCCATGGCTCTTGAAAGAAAAGAGACGAGAAAAACAGAATTCTAGTCCAAATATATCCAATAAAGCATACCCACTAAAATGGTAAACCCAGCTATATAAAATAGTACCATGTTACATATTCGCTAATCGTTTCATATTCTCATAACGCGCTTTTTTCTCTGCTTCTGACATACCACGGCTGAACCCTGCTGCCCTCGTTAAGTCACTTTCTGTCTTAGTAACCGTATTAGATAGTTTAGGCTTCTTGGTATTCGCTGCTATACGTTCAGCTTCAGTTTTTGATTCCATATCATTCAATCCGAACTTTTTAATAACCTTATAGGTAGCTATAGCCTTCGCCCTTTCATCACGTGACTGGTTCAAAGTTTGAGCCAATTCAGGATATTCTTTGACTAATTTGTCCACATTCTCCTGTGTAACTACTTGGTAAAAGTCAGGACATTCGGCCTTAACAGACATCTCTACAAGCTGCATCTTAACTGCTTCTAATTCTTTTGCCTGTTCTTCTCGTGCCTTTTTAAGGTCTCGCGCTTCTATATAGTCATCATCTGCAAGAACACGCTCGTTGACAGGCTTGGTACGTTGTTCAAGTTCATAAGCTCTTCTTTCTGCTTCTTGGAGTCTCCTGGCATATTCTGCATTCTGTTCACGCAACTGCTTAAAGTTCCGCTCTTGTGCTATAGCTTGTGCACGGCGTTCAACTTCGGCCTCATTCTCATCAACTGCCGGTACTTCTGGAGCTTCAGGCGCAACTTGTTCTACAACTTCTTGTATCTGGTTATTCTCTTCCATAATCTCCTCACTGTTTATTTAATCGTTCTGCTACTTTCTCGTTTTCTGCATCGCACAGCCTATCTAAAGAGCCGTCAGCGAATGCCATAACATACTTCAACAGATCATACTCTTGCGGATGTACAAGATGTTTATTCTGCAACATATACATACATTCTTCCATGCTTGGAATGGACCAAAGAAGCTCTAAGCATCCACTATGTCGGTGATATTTCCACATATGACTATGACATACAGGAGAAGCTACACCCCTACAAGCACGACCTATAGTCCTGAAGACTTTACCATGCTTCATAGTCTTATCGCGTAGAAACATCATCTGTATATAGAAATCACCGTCGAATTTCTTGAGTCCTTCTTGGATCTTCTGATCTCTCTTTTTCAGATAGTCCTTGGCCATAAGATTCCTTATTTCACTTATGTGCCCGGGTCTATCTGTTGATGCGTTAGCTTTATTAACGGCTTCAGTTAAATTATGCATCTCGTCCTTAGATAAGGCGGCCTGGTAGTACGGCCGCCTATTTTAATAGCGTCGATACCTATTATCAATAAGAAATTCACTTGCAAGAATCTCCTTGTCTAACTTCTTCTGCCTTTTCGTCTTATACGATTTCAAGGCTGGAGGTTCCCCAAGAATGTCGTAAGCAATCTTCTTACATTTTTTATTAATTCTAGGCATGCTAGGCATATTAAACCCTTCCAGGCTTGAACCCCTTATGAACTTTAGCTACATCTTTTCTAATAGCTTCGTCCATACTGCCCATAGTATCACCATATGTCTGTGGTAATGAGCTGTAAGGTTCGCCTATCTTCTTACTCATCGACTTCTGTGGCATCAGAGCGGTTGCTGAACTATCGAAGTTCAGGACCAACGGACTTCCGTTGTCATAGTAACGTTTTGCCATTGTGTTACCCTTTCAGGAAACTGCTTGTCTTACGACAGCAAGGTTATCCCTCTAACCATAAGAGGGTTTCTTTCTTTTCTTATGTGGCTTGCGGATAGCTGTCATTATAGCCTTCCGCTGGCGTCGTGGTTTGCGCATTATTGACTCCCATATCTTGCATTACCTTAGCAGTCTCTACTGATGTATCTGTCTGTTGTCCTGCTGTTACAGGTTCTGCCAATTGCCTTGTCAGGAATATCAGTTTTTCCAATTGAGCTAAATCTATCTGTTCTATTTCCTTAATCGCCTTGACCATGTTGAGTACTGCCTGTTCTTCATCCTTTTTTGCCTCTGCCTTACGTTCTATAGCAAGAGACTCATTCTCAGCAACACGACTTACACGCTCAATAGCAGAACCCCTGTCTGCAGCTGCACGTGCTTGCGCCATCTCTGTCCTGGATTGCAATTCTTGCATCTGTAGTTGCATCTGTTGTTCTTGCATGTGTGCTGCCTGTTGTTGAGATTGACGGACAGAATCAAGAAGTTCTTTTTTATTCTGTATAGTTGCAGCTTCCAGTATTACATCATCAGGTACAGCGATACCGAGCTTTTTAAGCTCCATCAACTGGACGAATTGCATTTGTTTTTGTGTAGCAGTATAAACGCCTTCTTCAACTACACAGTTAAATTGGCTCCATACATGATTATGGAACTGCTTAGATAGTCCTTGTTGACCTATAATCTTTTGGACCTTACCTGGCATGAAATTAGTCTGTATCAGATTAAGAATGATCTCGCCAAGGCGTCGTTGTGCCTGATCAAGATTATCAAAAAGAGTCTGCAAGGTAGTAAGGCCTGCACCTTGGCGCAACCGTGATAAGATACCTGCAACGTCATCGGAGGCACTGCCAAGTAATTCCTCTGATACTCCAGATATCTGGTTCATCTCAGCTTTTAAGTCTTTTCTGTGCTCTTGTGTTGTAGGAGGTATCATGAACGGCTGTATAGGAACAACAGACTCCTGGATATTGTAGTTAGCTTTAACGGCTATCCCTCTACCGTCTCCTGTATTGAAGATACTGCTAGGATCTACAAGGGCATCTTCTTTATATATGAATCCACTGTTAGGTACCGATTCCAAGGAATCAGCCTCGATAATCATCTTGCGATTGTACAGATATTGTGCGTCTCTTAATGAGCGTACTACACCCTGTATTCTCTCACTTTCAAGCGATAATTCAGGATAATAATAAGCTATAACAGGAACAAACGGTAGGTCATCGATACCGAACATATTACTATCGACTATTACGTGCCCTTCAACGAGAATAGCACAGTTAACCGTAGGTACTTCGCATTCTTCTACGATGATAGTAGGATATTGCCATAAGAACATCTGTAATGTTTCATCATCGTCACGCCATTCGAAAGTATCGCCTGTCTTGGTATCGATAAGACGCTTTTGAGTCCTGAAATCTCTGTACCAGAATTCATCATAGGTTAGCTTCGTCGGGTTCGCCATACCATATGATTGTCTGTCAAAGTAGAACTTAGCAGCCTTATCGTTGTTCCTGATTGCCATGATCTCTTCAGTATTATCAGGCAACAAACTTAGTACTTCTCTTCTTGTTAAATATGAACGTTTCCACAAAGCAGAACAGTCAGACAAATCTTTCTTGGTAAATGAGTTGTCTATGAGAAAGGTATTGTACGGACAACAGTCTACTTTGATATCGCCGCTTATAGGATCTGACCTGTAATCTACGTAGACCTGCAAGAGAGACATCCCAGTAGCTACAGAGCGTGTAAATGCCTCTGATATAGTATCATAGATGTTATCATTCTCGTGGACCCACATCATTACCTTGCTCAATTGATCTGCTGCTACCGTATCTTCATCAACTTGGTGTTGCGGAAGGACAATAGTAGTCTTTCTATTCTGTCGTTGCCTACCACATATCATTTCAGTTATTGGCTTTATGTGGTTAAAATAGAAATTCTTTCTTCTTCCTGGAAATAAAGGCCCATACATAGAGTTATAAAACTCCTGAGAGCCGACCAGGAACTGTAAATCAAGATTGGCTTCCGCCCAACGTGTCTGATTGGCCGCAATATTATCATTGAAAAAGGCGTCCAACCTTTTACACATATCTCTGCTTTTATCATCTAAAGCATATGTATTCTTAGAAAATATCATTATTCAGCTCCGCTATATAGGCCTATATGCAAGCATATTCTCCAAAAGAATAGGAGATTGTTTCTAATAACAACAAATATTTGTTAATATCCGTATAAGAGAATTAACAGAAAGGAACAAGAATGGACCTGAAAGAACTGGTAGAATTACGCAGCGACCGCCTCAAAGCATGGCGTTCAGCCATAAAAAAAGGTGAACTTGATAAGCATATACAGAAAGCAGAATCAGGTTGCTGGTTTCTCGAACGTGGTGTCCCTGATATGCCTAAGCTAACATCATGCTACAAGAGCTACAGAATATTACTTTACGAATATAATTACGGTTCCATAGGAATATATGGCACGCTCAAGCCTGGTTGCGGATCAGAAAAATGTATCAATCCAGGCCATATGATTCAATGCAAATATCATGATACCAAGAAAAGAAAGGCGTCAAACAAGAAGGCACACCTCAAAAGGGTAGCGACAAGGAAGCAATTCTATATCGATAGTGTCCTGGTAGACAAGATTAGGGCTATGCACCACAGCAAAAAAGTATCCTATTACATAGAAATTGCTATCGAAGAATACCTGGAAAAACGTACCCCAAAAGAAAAGACACTCTGGCAACGTATCAGAGGTAAGTGATTGTCCATCTAGTATTTACGTGCAAATGGTCCTGTCTCTACATAATTACTTTTTGATTTAGCTTTGACGAACCGCTCATTGAGCTGCTCTGGTGTAGTCTGTCTTGATGATATATCTATAGAAGAGCATAGATACCGTAACGCATCGGCTACGTGGCTATAAGAATCGTGATTAGGACGCTCTTTATATACCTTCATCTTATTGTCCCACTCTTGTGAATAATTCTCCAAAGCAGATACAAGACGCTTACATCTTGTTCTATCTATCCATATTCTCGACAGGTTAGCGCGGACGCATTCTATACCATCCATAATTGACCGCTTAGGGCATATAGTGAAATCTATGCCTAAACGTCTTGCTATCTCTATTCTGGTCAATCCTGAGCCGAATTCAGTGACTGCAATATCATGTGGTGCTACATGGATACCATATTGATACTCACGTGCCATTATATCCCTACAGTAATAATCCAGGCCTTTCTTGTTGTCCTCGATCATATCGAATATGTGCACTGTACGATTACATATCTGATAGAACAGAATGACACACATGTCCGAATAACCTAGGTCCCATGCTGTATGTGCGGGGTATGCTGCTTCGTATGGTACATCAGTTATCTGATTGTTAAGATTCATCTTTATTAAATATTTAGCATAATAAGAACCTTCAACACCAGTATCAAACGAAGTATAGTACTCCTGGTTGGCGAACTCCCTTGATATCTGGTTCGTACGTATCAGGTTCTCAACATCTTCTTCAGATATGTGCCCAGTATCATTTATAGTCAGTCTCTGGTAAAACCATTCTTCAGGACTGTCTTGAGCTATCTGGCAGATATCGAAGAAAGAATTGTGGCCCCACGGAGTACTCTGAATAACGACCCACCCATTGTTCGCTTGTATAATAGGAAGACAGGCCCTAAAGGCATCAGGGTCAGCCTGTGCGTACTCACTGAACACAATCCCCATAGGATTTGAGCCTCTTAATGATGTATTATATGAGTCACTTCCTATCAATTTTATGAGTGACCCATTTATAAGTTCAACTGACATATTTGACTCATTCTTTTTAAAAATGAGTTCTTCAGGAATCATATCTATCAGCTTCAATCCATCAGTACGTATCGATTGCCATATGACAGACTTTGCTTGACTGTATGTAGGTAAGCAATACATATAAACACCTACTCTACGCAGAGCCTGGCGTAAGATAAGGTGCCATAAAGTGGTATCTTTGCCTGCACGTCTTGGCCAACACAATATAGCCTTCTTGTAGCCTTTGTTTTCTATAGCATCGAATATGGCACGCTGATAATCTCTAGGAGTATAGAGGTTATCAAGCCTTATCTTTGTCTCGTTGCTCGATTGCAGTCCGTCCAGTCTCACCGTAATTTTCCAGTACTACTACTTTGACCTTGGCATTATCCTGTTC